ACCAACATGTAGTTGAAGGTGCCAGAGATGCCCAGGGGCATTGCGTCAGAGAACGAACCTTGACCGAAAGGATAGACCAGGAAGACTGCGGATGCTGCTGCAACGGGTGCAGAGTAAGCAACACAAATCCAAGGACGCATACCAAGACGGTAAGACAGTTCCCACTCACGACCCATGTATGCATAGATACCGATCAGGAAGTGGAAGACGACAAGTTGGAAAGGACCACCGTTGTAAAGCCATTCATCAAGGGATGCGGCTTCCCAAATGGGGTAGAAGTGAAGACCAATTGCATTGGACGAGGGAACAACTGCACCAGAGATGATGTTGTTACCATACATGAGCGAACCTGCAACAGGTTCACGAATACCATCGATGTCCACAGGGGGAGCAGCGACGAAGGCGACGATGAAACAGATGGTTGCTGCAAGCAGCGTAGGGATCATCAGAACGCCGAACCAACCAACATAGAGGCGGTTGTTTGTGGAAGTCACCCATTCGCAGAATGATTCCCAGGAGGACACGCCAGACTGGCGCGAGAGAGTAGTAGCCATTTTGAATAAAAAATAAGTAAGACCATCAGGGAAATGGTGGAGTTACTATTTCCTGTCACCCTTAGACAGGATATGAAAGACGTGATTTATACACCCTAGAGGTCTTGGTTTGCGGGGTGTGGTCTGTAAAAGAACTCAAGGTTCGTTACATTTGTTTACCTATTTAGTATACCAGAGGTTCGGGAATCCGTCAATGGAGAAATTAGAGTATTTCTACTCAATTGAACTGACTCATTCCCGTTCCAGACATCCAACCGTAACCGTTGGAACCGCCTTGGAAGTTCTCTGAACCACCAATAGGGTCACGTTGAATCGCAGTGCCGTTTGAAGCGGTTGCGAGTTCATACATCTTAGCATGAATGTCTTCAGATTCGACAGTCTCGGAGTGAGTCTCTTGATCTTGCTGTTGTTTGATAAGAGTTTCCTGTTCCATATAATCCATCTGTTTTTCACTACGAACAGGAGCAGGACCAAACCAAGGGTCATCCTTTAGGTAAACAGGAGCAGGCACACCGACAAAAGGAGGATTGTCCATTTCGTCACAGTCCACCACGTCTTCATCGATTGCACATTCAACTTTCCACGATCCACCTACACCCCCATCCATGTTTACAGTGATATCATCACCCCATGTTCCTGATGCCTCAGGGGAATGAAAAACTTGACTTAGTGTTTCTTTGATTTTTTTAATCATGTTTGCCAGTAGTGATGAAAGAAGTTTCCTTTACGATCGCACATCGGGTCTTCCGATGCTACACGATATCTTAACATGCTTTGCCCTTTGAAATCAGTTCGATCACCGATAATATCATAGGCTGCTAACATTTTATTAGTGTCTTTCAAACGAGCGACGACTTCAGGTTTTGCAGCGGGACGCCATTTAGTAAATCCCTCATACTGACCTGGTGCATAAACAACATCTAAAACTGTATTAGGAAACTTCGGAGAGCGAACCCTATTCAGAACCGATACAGCAACACAGTATTCATCCATGGTTCCAGATGCTGCTTCAACTTGCACAGTTCTAGCGAGATGGTCGTAATCAACGGCAGTCAATGCCAATAAAGTCTCTAATATCATAATAATAAACGACTAACGTTCTACTATACCACAAATTTTCTTACTGTGCCTTTGAGACCTGCCTCCTTGAGATACTTCCTTGCTCCTGCCTGAGCGTCAAAGATTTTAGCAAATCTTTTATCAGGTGACCAGGTGGTATGAGACACAAGATATTCAATATCCTTGTCCTCATTACGGCGGGTAGCAACCCAGCGGGATGTATTGTTTGGATCTCTAGACATAACTAAAATATACTCGTCATTCGTATTTATAGCAAAAGAGGGTCTTCTGGATTTTGCCAGAGACCCTCTTGAGGCGACGATATTCAATTGTATTTAGTCTTTCTTGAGTGTGATAATAATACGATCGTTTTCGTAATCTGCTTTGAACTCTAAAGGTTTTTCTGGATCCCAAAGTAACTCTTCATAGAGAGCATTCAATGTTTCCATATCTTGATAGAGATCGGTAGGCATTTATATTCACTCAAAAATTTATTTAGACAGGGTTAGAAGAGGGGACTTGTAATGGTTGTAACATTCCACCATCAAAGTGATCATCATCATCGACATCCTCGCTCAATAGGGCTGCAAAAATAAACCCTCCAATCATGGATGCTGCTATGATCAACATGTCGTTCACCATACTCCAGGGATCAATTGCCCTGTAGTTGCGTATGCTCCGAATGCTGCAATGATGCCAACCATTGCTGCCCAACCGTTAAACCTTTCTGCGTTTTCGTTCATTGTTCTGTAAAAATTGAGTGATAAAAGTGAGGGGATCATCAGATGCCAAAAGCACCGAAGAAGAAAATGCTACCAGTAGTAGCGTAAGAAATAAGTGCTGCTACGAAACCAAGCATCGCTGTGCGACCATTGAGTTTCTCTGCTTTTTCTGCATAGGTCTCATAACCATAACGCTCAGCGTCAGTTTGAGAGACATACATCTGGGGTTCACGGGCGAACATATTGTTCTGACCATGTTCGTTGGTTGTTACGGTCATTGTCTTTTGTAAAGAACTATTACAACTATATATCATTTCTTTACAATTGTCAAGCCCTTTGAAATATTAAGATTTTGAATTCAACAAAAAAGGACCCCTTATGGGGTCCTCTTGGTATGGGTCAAATTGACTCCACCACCCTGTTTTTATTTTAAAGAACAGGGAAACTCTTTTCACATATGAGCGACTGTCATCCAGTCAAAAACCATCTAGTTTAAAGTCTATTGGCAAAGACTAGGAGAACGTAATTACGTCCTTTCCATATGTATCACCCAGATCAACTGGTTGAGCTGCAGCGATATTGTAGTCAGGATCATAATCCATCACGCGATCTGCACCGTCAAGACTAAAAGAGAATTTAGTTTCCTCTTTTGGCAATTGGCGATCGATCGCTTTCATGCCCTGATAGTGTCGCCAAATTTCACTTTGGAGACCAGGATCAACATTGTTTTCCATGGCGTCTTTGACGCATTCTTCAAGTGCTTTGATTGCTTTTTGATAGGATGTCATTTGGAAACAGTATCACGAATGTAACAGGGAACGCGGTCGGGATCCAACCACTTGGTGTATTCAAAATCTTCCATAGCATAATCCAATTGAATTGAATTGTCTAGAAGATACATGTCTTTGTATCGCTTAGTCCATTCATCGAACTTTTGAATTCGATAGTCAGGACGACCGTTGAGTGCGATCGTCCCAGACTGAACATAACGATAGGGATAGCGTTCTAGAAGAACTTCAGGTTTCATAATAAAATAGGTCTTGTTCAAGTTTGGTAAGGAGGATATCATAATCCTCATCTACATCACCGTAGAAATCGACACCTTTCTCCTCATAGAATTTCACAACTTTATTATAAAGAACAGGATACTCGATGTCAAGCGTCACTTGTCTGTCAACGGCATCAGCAAGGATGTCGATAGAAGACGAGAACTTCTGCGTTGTAGTCATACTTTTACTAGCAATGGACCGTATGCCCAAAAGGGCAACGAGTCAGGCAGGATTTGAACCTGCGACCAACTGCTTAGAAGGCAGTTGCTCTATCCGCTGAGCTACTGACCCAAGCGGTAGTCTCTTCAGATTCCTGTTCGAGCTCAGCGAGCCGATGCAACTGATCGATAAAAATATCGAACATTGCGTCTTCAATTTCATTGAACTCAGTGTTCATTGGAACCTCTCTTGACTACCTTGTAATTATAACAGACCCATCAGCAAGGGTCAAGGGGTTGGGTCAGTTTGAAAATAGTCCTTACGCATGTATCGACCGAGGATGTTTGAGTTGTAAAATGCTGGTGTCCCATCTGACATCGCCTCCGTTAATACATTGTTGAGAAATAACTGTCGGGTCTCTTCAAAATTTGTGAGTCCCTTTGTTTTATGTAGGCTTAAAATGTCTCGTTTGAAGAAAGGATTCCCGAACTTCTTGCGCTCTTCAGTAAGTTCAGCAGAAGAGCCGTAGTATTTTTTCCAGTCGCTTTCACTTCTAACTCTCCTACCACCACCTCTAGGTTTTCGTAGTTGGTGAAAGTATTTGCGTCCGATGTATCTTTTACCATTGAGGAGATTTGTAATGCAATAGACAAAACCGAAATGGTCGTCAATGTCCTTAGATAAAAAAGGGTGTCCGTTAAAAATCCAGGGGTTTTCATAGTCAATTTCATTCGTAATCTCCGTCGTCATCTTCTACGCTAATTTTTCTCACGTCCTCACTATCTATGTAAGAAGACGGATCAGCGTAAACTTCTGCCTTGAGTTCAGCGAGAGCAAACTCAAGGTCTTTAATTAGGATTTTAAGATTGTCTTTGTTCATGTGCTGTATTCATTGATAATATCCAAAACTTTATTTAAAGCGTGGTCATACCCTTCACGAAATTCATGATCCTGATGATCATATTCACCCTCGCCAAGTTTATGTTTCATTTTTAGCACCTTGGCGAGGATATCAACTTTACTCAAACGACCTCTAGGCATTGCTGTAGCTCCCTCCAATCTTTGTCAAATGCCTCTAACCCTTTATCGGTGAGAACATGATGATACATTTTATTAAAAACGGGCAAAGGGATAGTGCAAATATCAGCTCCCACTCTAAAAGCAGCGGATACTTGGTGAACATCCCTAATCGATGCAGCAAGGACGTTGGTCTTCGTCTGGTGCGTAGCGTAGACATCTGCGATTTCCTCAATTAGTTTGATACCATCAAATGACTGATCGTATACACGACCGACAAATGGTGAAACGTAGGTTGCCCCTGCTTTAGAAGCAAGGATCGCTTGAGCAGGCGTAAAGATCAGAGTGACGTTAACAGTGACATCATCCTCCGACAGGTCTCTACACGCCTTGAGACCTTCAACTGTGCATGGAACTTTGATTGTAATGTTTGGTCCGATATCGAGATACTCTTCAGCCATATCAACCATCTCTTCAGCAGTCTCTCCGACTACTTCAGCAGATATGGATGCATTCCAAGGGAAAATTGCAGCAATCTCTTTGATTACATGCTTGGGATCCTCTCCTGCTTTTCGCATGAGACTGGGGTTTGTTGTAACTCCGTCGATTAAACCAGTCTCGTAGGCATGAGCGATGAGCTCGGGATCAGAACAGTCCAGAAAGATTTTCATGACTCTCCTGTATAGGTTATCAGTATTTAGAATAGCAAAAAAGGACCCGTTTGGGTCCTTTATGTCGGTATCAAGACTTACTTAAAAGTAAGATCTCGCCGTATAGTAATGACATTCCCGCAACACAACCAAGGGTGATTAACCCTGTAACTTGTAGTGCTTCCATGACATCACTTGGTGTAAGTGCGACCGCGATAGCAGAAAGTGCCATGCACTTCTTCGCCTTGCTGCTTGCACTCATACTTGACACCACGATATGCAGTGTTAGCAATTTGTGCATCGTGCAGACGTGCTGCTTTCTCGATCTGGTTTTTAATGAGAGTAAGTGTGTTCATGATAGACTCCTAAAAGAATGGAAAGTTAACCTTCTCAGCTTTCGCTGGATCCGTTTTCCCGTTCCTTCAGTCGTTTGCGTCCCAGTCAAATTCACACTCAGGCACAGATTCCTTTACGGTCTCTACTAACTCCAGCACGATCGCTGGGGGCATCTCTGCCCTGTTTGCTTTGATCCTGAGCACTAAGGCATCAGCATCAGCACACATCATACCAGAGTAGAGTAAGAATTCAAACATGGGATGAACGCTCCGTTCCGCGACTTACTTGCGTCCCCGAAGGGATGAACGATATGAATAGTATACACTATCCGTTACTATTTATCAAGTCGCTTAAGATATTTGTCAGATTCAGGGTCTGTGATAAGAGTCATACCAGAATTAATGAAGTCTTGACTCTTATCAACACTATGTCTTGTATTACGTTCTTGTTCCTGACGTGCTTTTTTCTTTTCCATTTCCCACATTGCCTCAGCAAAAGGATTAGGTTGTTGATCTGTTTTATCTAATAAAGAATCCCACTCTGCATCAGAGAGAAAATCCTGCGAACGTTCCTGCGGTGACATCTTGTTTAATTCCTCCAACAACGTAAGATTCAATTTCAGTTTCTTGAGGGGCATTTTGTTGACCCTTACTATTTAACCAGTGCTCCGTCCAAGGTAACGGATTGTTTTTAGCAGGAACATCAAAGATAGGATCTAATCCAATCGCTTTCATACGACGATTGGCAATCCATTCAACATAATTATGAAGCAGGCGATCGTTAAGACCAATCATAGAACCCTGCTTGAACAAATAATCTGCCCACATTTTTTCTTCGTTGACAGTGCGCTTAAACATTTCTGCTACGAACGGTTGTTCTTCCTTCGCAATAACTGCCATTTCTGGATCATCCCCTTCTTTCCATTTTCTGAGGATATTTTGCGTGATAACCAGGTGTTGGCTTTCATCTCTTGCGATAAGAGATAGAATCTTAGCCGAGCCCTCCATAAGTTTATTCTCGCCAAAAGCAAACGAGCACGCAAACGAAACATAGAAACGGATTCCTTCGAGGATGTTGACATTTGCAATTGCCCTGTAGAGTTTACGCTTTAATTCACGTCGCTCATACTGACCTGCTGTGTGACCTTCTCTTGCCAGGTCCCACATGGTGCTACCATCATACTGATGTGCCTGCTGAATAAAGTCATCATAAGACTCTGTAACGCTGCTAGCACGAGACATAACCTTCTCATCATCCAAGATAGTATCAAATACCTCAGAGGGATCTGAATACACGTTCTTAATGATGTATGTGTAGGAGCGACTATGGACCATTTCCATAAACTCCCATACAGTCATACAAGCTTCAAGCTCAGGTAATGAACAGTATGGGATAAAAGCCATCCCAGGACCACGCCCTTGGACAGAATCCAGCATGATCTGGTATTTAAGATTGCTGGTGAAGATGTGCTTCTGCTCATCCGATAAAGTTTGGTAATCACTACGGTCTTTTTGTAAGGAAACTTCTTCTGGTCTCCAGAAATAACCCAACTGTTGTTGGGTCAACTTATCAAATACTGGATATTTGTAACTATCATATCTCTGGACTCCCAGAGGTTGCCCAAAAAACATGGGCTGCTTCTTTGTATTCACTTTGTTTCTATTAAATACTGTCATCCCTTCAACCTCAGACCTTGCAACTGTCACAATCTTCTTCCTCCGTGTTAAGTAGTTCGTCGATTAAATTGTCCACATTAGTCTTCACTTCTTCATCATCACCATCTTTTTTGATATCATATGTGTTTTGATAATAAGATGTCTTCCAACCATACTTGTAAGTATTGAGAAGATCTTTTGCCATCTCTGACACAGGCACTTCATTGTCAGGATAGTTTTCAGGGTTGTATGACCAGTTGCCACTGATTGCCTGGTCAAAAAACTTTTGCATTACGGCGGTGACTTTGATGTATCCGTCGTTGTTGTGCATGTCCCAGAGAAGGGTATATGCGTTCTTAAGCGTTGTGTAAGACGGGACAATCTGCTTAAGGGGTCCTTTCTTACTCTTTTTAATGGACAGGTATGCTCTAGGTGGCTCGATTCCATTGGTTGCATTTGACACAACGGAACTGCTCTCTGAAGGCATCTGTGCGGACAGTGTTGAGTGCCTGAGACCGTATTGAAGAATCCTAGATCTAAGAAACTCCCAATCACACTGAAGCTCATTCGGAACAATCTCATCTACATCGCTCTTATATGTATCGATCGGAAGAATTCCATCTGCATATTTCGTTTTACCAAAATAACCGCAAGGACCCTTCTCCATTGCCATACGATTTGACGCTGTTAGAAGGGCATACTGGAACCGCTCAGTGAGTTTATGAACCAGATCATGTGCCTTAGCAGAATCATACTTTGCACCGTTCTTAGCAAGGTAATGTGCCAAACCAATATAACCAATGCCCAGAGAACGACGATTAGTAGTGCTCTGTTCTGCTGCCTTCACAGGATACTCTTGATAATCAATCAATGCATCCAGACCACGCACTGCCAAGTCACAGAGTTCATCCAGTTCATCCAGGTTCTTCAGTTTACCAACGTTAATAGCAGACAGAATACACAGAGCAATCTCTCCTTGTCCATCAATATGCTGCAGAGGATCAGTAGGCAGAGTGATCTCCTGACACAGGTTAGACATATTCACCTTGTCCTTGAAAGAGGAGTGTGAATTACAATGATCGATATTCATAATGTAAACACGACCAGTCTCTGCTCGCTCCTTCAGAAGATCTAGAATGAGTTTTTGAGCATCGACAGTCTTTCTCGGAATAGACTGATCTGATTCATAGTCCACATAGCGAGCGTCAAATGAATCAGTCCCAAAAGCATCATACAGACCTGGCACGTCGTGAGGGCTGAAGAGTGAGATGGTTCCGTTTTGGATGAAACGCTCATAGAAGAGTTTACTAATTTGAATACTATAGTCTAGTTTACGAACACGATTATCTTCGGTTCCTTTATTGTTCTTAAGAACTAAAATATCTTCTATTTCTTGGTGCCAAATGGGAAAATGGACTGTTGCGCTTCCACCTCTAATGCCATTTTGTGTGCAGCATCGGACAGTTGCCTCAAACTTTTTGAGAAATGGGATGACACCTGTGTGTTGAACTTCTCCGCCTCGGATTTTAGCGTTGATGCCACGGATTCTGCCTGCGTTGATACCGATTCCTGCGCGTTGAGCAACATACTGACCAATAGCCATGTCACTGCTAAAGATGCTATCGAGGGTGTCATCAACATCAACAAGAACACAGCTCGCAAATTGTCGAAGCGGAGTTCGCACTCCCGCCATGATAGGTGTGGGAATGTTGAGTCGGTGCTTGCTGATTGCGTCGTAGTATTTTTTGACATATTCCAGGCGATAGAACTTATCATCATCTTGGAACAGGGTCGCAGCAACCATCATATACATGAACTGTGGCGTCTCGTAGATCTCGCCACTGCTCCTATCCTGCACTAGGTATTTATCTGTAACCTGACGAATACCAGCATATGTAAACAAAAAGTCCCTTTCATGATCCATGAAATCATTCAGTTTCTCCCACTCCTCATCAGTATACTTCTGCAGAATAGCAGAATCATATACACCAATACCTACGCACTTCTTGACGTGCTCAAGAAGAGGAGGATGACCATCAGGGTGACCATTATATACTGCCTTCCTAAGACCAAACAGAAGCAGACGAGCAGCAACAAACTGATAGTTAGGAGCATCCAAAGAGATCAGATCATTAGCAGAACGAATCAGGATCTCTTGAATATCTGAGGTCTTAATACCATCAAAGAATTGCAGGTTAGCATTCATCTCTACCTGACTCTCAGACACACCTGCAAGACCCCTGCAAGCGTGTTCGACCATAGCATGAACCTTGTCCAGGTTTAGGGGTGTTTTTTCCCCATTGCGTTTGATCACATGAATTTCTTTCATACCTTTTTCCATTCGCTAAGTTTGATTTGTGCTTCTAAACCGCTATAAGTGTTAAATTCTACCAGAGATTGAACGTCATGTCCAGCTAAAAACATATCATTCAAATCTTTTTCTTCTAGACTACTTGGCCAGATTACAATCTCATGTCCTCTGTCAATTACATTAGACATACGTTTGATAATCTCTTTGTTGCGTTGCTCATTGTCATAAACAAAGACAACTTCTTTATCACTAAGGTAGTCCCAATCAACGTCGGCACCTGCCATAGCAATAGCATTGTCTATGTAAAAACTATCAAACGGACCTTCTGTTATGTAAAGTGTCTTATTAAGGTCTACTCGATTCAACCCAAAAACTTTAGTTCTATTTTCATCCAACATGATAGTTATGTATCTCAACTTATCATCTGGATTTAAGGATCTCCCTTGGAAACCAAACCACTCGCCGTTGGTGTCAATGAAAGGGATAATAATTCTTGGGTGATCCTTTTTGACATCTTGGAACGTAGGTTTTTGAGTGTTGACCCAGGTGCAAAACTTGTCAGTATAGAACAGATCTGAGTAATTTTTCTCAGGTATTCTACGACCTAGAAGATAAGCAACCGCACGGTGTTCATTATTTAGCTCTGAACAACTTACCAGTTCACCCTTTTTCTTGAACTTCGGTTTTTCAAATTTGGGTTTCGGAACATACGATCCTTTACCTGTGGTGCCTGACTTATAACGCTCCATGATATATTCATCATAAAGATCAGGAGCGTTATCTTTTAGGAAGTTTGGCAGCGTCCTTCCTACCCCACAGTTATGGCACTTGAATACCATGTCCTGCTTAAGGC